AAGCAAGAAAAAGAGCGAGTACTTGTCAAAGGATATTTCTCTGGCTTTAAAACAATCGACTCTGATGCTGATGTGATAATGCCTGGAGCGTTTCAGAAGTCAATTCAAGAAAGAGGACCTAAAAGTCAAGCCAATAGAAAGATCGCACACTTGGCTTTTCATGATCTTAATAGACCAGTTGGAAAACTGCAAGTCTTAAAGGAAGACGAGAAGGGATTATACTTCGAGAGCTTACTTGGAACTCACACAGACGGAGCTGATGCTGCTAAAATGTACGAAGAGGGAACGATCAATGAACACTCGATCGGGTTTAGATATATCCCTACAAAGATGGAGTTCATCGAGCTAGACTCAGAAGAAAAGATTGATGCTCTTATCGCAAGTGGTGAGTATGTATCGATAAACAAAGAAGCGGTAATGCGCTACGGTGGTTACTTCAAGATTCACGAGGTTAAGTTATACGAAGGTAGCTTTGTTACATTTGGTGCCAACGAGAACACACCGAACCTAACTGGTAAGAGCGAAAAAGAACTTGATACATTCAGAGCAGACCTAGATGAAAAGGTGTCTGAGCTGATGCGATCGATCAACGACGGAGAAAAAGGTTTGCAGATTGAAAGACAAATTTTATATATTTGCAAACATTACGAAGCACTTGGAGGTGCTGAGCCGCTATCAAAGCACTCGGTAGAACAAGCCGCAAAAGAGCAGAACGCAGAGTCTGACAAGGGCAAACAATCATTTTTTGAGATCATGGCGAAAGCCTGATCTAAAATCAAAAATACCGAGTTATGAATAAATTCAACACATTCCTTGAAGAAAAAGGAATCAAATCAGAAGACTTTTCTGCTATGGATGCAGAGAAGCAAGCCGAACTTTACAACGAGTTCAACGAGGCTAAAAGAAAAGAAATCGAAGAGGCTATCGAGTCAAAAGCGACCAAAGAGGATATCGCTGACTTGAAAGCTGAACTTCAGTCTACCATGACTGATCAAATGAAGTCTCTTAACCAGGCTTTGAAAGATCAGGGCTTGGCAATCAAAAAACTTTCTCAATCTGAGAAAGCAGAAAGAGCTGCTTCATTCGAAAGCGAAGTGAAAGCTGGACTTGCTGAGAACCTTGAGAAACTGAAGAGTCTTAAAAGCTCTAAGTCAGGTGAGTTCAAGTTTGATGTTAAAGCCGCTGGAAGCATCACAAGTTCGAATATCTCAGGAGGTAATGTACCTGTTGAAGATCGAATTGAAGGTTTAAACACCGTTGCTTCTCGTCAGGTACGCTTCCTTGATTTGCTGAACAGACAATCTACTGAGTCAAATATCGTTTCATGGGTTTACCAAGCCAACAAAGACGGTGCTGCTGGACAGACTGCTGAGGCTAGTGCTAAAAACCAGATCGACTTTGACCTAGTTGTGAACTCTGAAAGCATTAAGAAAACTACTGCTTATATCAAAGTATCGACTGAGATGCTTGATGACGTAAGCTGGATTGAGTCTGAGATTAATAGTGAGTTGAGACGTGAGCTTTTAAAAGCTGTTGAAAGCGGAGCATACGAAGGTGACGGATTAAGCAACAACTTGAACGGTGTTCGTACAGTTGCTAATCAGTTCAGCCCTACTCCTACCTTTGCAGCGAAAGTGGACAACGCAAACGCAGTTGACGTGCTTGTAGCTGCTCTTGATCAAATCGAGAAAGAAGATCACGAAATGGTAAGACCTGCGATCTTCATGAACCCTAGCGATGTGAACTTCCTAAAAGCAACCAAAGTAAGCTCTACTGATAAGCGTTATGTAGAACGACTTGTGATGGTTGGGAGTACTCTTATGCTAGATGGATATGTTCCTATCATCAAATCAACTGCGGTTACTATTGACCAGTACCTTGTAGGAGACTTCTCAAAGGCTTACTTAGTCGAAAAAGGAGGTTTGAGCATCGAAGTAGGTCTTGACGGCAACGACTGGACTGAAAACATGAGAACTATCATCGCTGAATGGAGAGGTCTTGTTTACGTTAAGAACAATGATCGCACAGCATTTGTAGCTGGTGACTTTACTACTGACACTGCTGCACTTGAAACTCCGTAATAAGGAGTAAGCAAACAAGAAATTAGGGTGAGTACTTAGTACTTGCCCTTTTTTATTCATATTGCAAATATGATAGTCAGTTTCTTTTCGAGGGATTAAAGAATTTTCTACTCTCTGTTTATAGTGAAGCCTCAGCGTAAGTTGGGGCTTTTCTTTTTAAAATAGTATATTTGCTAAAATTTTGTTATCATGAAGATTATAGGAACAGGAAAAGAGCATAAAGGTCACAAGCTCGAAAAAGGAAAGACATACGAAGTATCTGACCAAGTTGGCGAGATTAATATCGCTAGAGGTCTAGCTACAAAAGCTGGAGAAAAGGAAACTGAACAAGAAGAAAAGCCTAAAGCTAAGCCAAAGGCTAAAGCGAAGAAGGCTACGGAAGAAAAGAGCTAAAAACACTTTGAGAATCCTGAAAGAGAGCTGCTAACGTGGCTCTTTTTTTTTGCTTACTTTTGTAGTATGAAAACATTTGTCTTTACAGCCTTGATGCTGCTTTCGATTTACTCAAGCGCACAGGTTTATTACAAGATATCACGATGAGTATTTTAAAAACAACAGATTTTGCTTCAGGTAGGGTAAAGGTTAGCCAAGATCAATACAATGTTTCTGATTTTGCTGATTTTATTACAGACGAGAGAAACTACATGAGAATTAAGACTATTTTAGGGAATACTCTAGGCCAAGAGTTTATCGACGATCTTACTGGCGACCCAGCGGTACCTCAAACGGCTAAATTCACGACGATCTTTTCTGAATTTGAATACGAGTATGAAAACATCTCAGGGTATTCGATAGGATTGAAAGAAATTCTAAAGCGTTTATGCTACTACGACTATGTGACTCAGCAAGCTGAGCTTAACCAGAGCGGTGGCAATAAAGTCGTTCAGCACGAAGCTAGTCAGCCAGCTACATTTGCTATAAAGCTGGTGAGGCTTTACAACGAAGCTATTGATGGTATAAGAGAGCTTCAGCTATACGTTAATGACAACGATGATACTTATACTGACTTTGATGGTAAGTATTTCGAATACGAGACAATTTTATGATTCAGGTAAAAACAGTACTCTCTCAAATTATCGGTGATCTCAGTCTGAACTTAGATATCGACTCTGTTACTGATAATGGAGACGGCACATACACGCTTTCAGTAGATAACACGCAGTATCTCAACGTAGGCGCTAGTGTAACACTAGATTCAGTTGATTATACTGTCACGAGCTTTATTTTGAATGACTCAGTTACGATCTCAGGAGATAGCGCACCGACTACCGGAATAAAAAAGCTGCCAAACCCAACATTCGCACACGGAAAGTATAAAGCGGTAAATTCTCAGCTATCAATGAGACAGCCGATTGATTATATGCCTCTTGTTTGGATGTATGAGCTGCTACCTAGAACTCAGCCTGACGATCCTTTATCATTGATTGACTCAGAAGGCCAGGTAAGAATGTTTTTCTGTATGTCGGCAAAGTGGGATGATTGGGAAACAGCGGATCACTACACAGAAGTCTTTGACCCGTTGAATAATGTAATCGATGCGCTGATTCAAAAGATGCGAGTCAGTCCGATGATAGGAGAACTAGGTGCAATAGAGCGCACGAATCACCCGAAGTTCGCAACTGGTGGTAATACTATAGATGGAGGTCAAGAAAGTGCGATACTACCAGGATATGTAAGCGCAGTAGAGGTTATTATTGATCTTCCGATACTTCAGTCGACAAGTTCATGCAATGGGCTAAAAGACACGAGCTGCGCTCCTGGACTTGTGAAAGATCAAGAGGGTAATGAGCTAGGTCTAGTGCCTAGTGGAGGATTTTTGCAAGTGAATACATCAGGAATAGATGCTACGGTGGAGAACAGTGATAATAGCTACAATGACACAGTTGCAAGTGGCGGCACTTTGGTTCTACCTGATATACAAGTAACGGACAGCGACGGAAGTACAAGCAGTTTTCCTTCGGTCAAGGATGTAGTTTGCACGCCTGTTTCGGATGCTAGCGTAGAAAACAGCGACGGGACATATACGGACACAGTTGCAAGCGGTGGTACTTTAATTCTTCCTGATATAACAGTTACAGATTCAGATGGTTCGACTTCTTCTGTACCTAGTGTTCAAAACGTACTTTGTACGCCATCAGCAGATGCTACGGTAGAAAATAGTGATAGTAGTTACACGAATACTGTTGCAAGTGGTGGAACGCTTACGCTTCCTGATATTACAGTAACGGACAGCGATGGGAGTACGTTTACTCAACCATCAGTAGTTAATGTAGTTTGCAGTTTAGCAGCAGATGGTACGGTGAATGTAAACAGTGTATTTTTTGACAACGTAGCTTCAGGAGGAACTTTAAATATCGAAGTGCGTCAATCAAATGGAATTACATTAATCGGTTCAAAACAAGGGCAATATTTTATAATTCCTGATAGCGTAATCACATTAGACAATACAGATGGCACTACATTATCCACTACAAATGTACTAGCCACAGACCCATTAACTCTTACAGCACCTGATGCTACTGCTGTGATAAAAAACACTTTAAATGCAGTTTTAAGGTCGGAGTTAATTCCTAGTAATGTTAGCGAGGATATTATCATTGGCGATGCGACTATAAACATCAATCAAAGCGATGGCACTTTAATAGCAAGCGTTGCTGTAACGGCTGAGGGTGCAGGAGTTTACAATGTTGCTGATTCAACGGTAAATGTTTTAAATAGTCTTGGCACAGTTTTATCAAGTAGCTCAGTAAAAGCAACTGATACTACAAATGTTTCAGCACCTGATGCTAATGTAGAAAACAGTGATGCGAGTTATGTAAATACAATTCCGAGCAATGGCACGTTGGTATTACCTGACATTCAGGTCACGGACAGCGACGGCACTACGAGTAGTTTCCCTTCGGTCAAGAATGTATCTTGTACTCCTGCTGCGGATGCTAATGTAGAGAACAGTGATGGTAGCTACTTAAATACAGTTGCTAGTGGTGGTACTTTGGTGCTTCCTGATATTACGGTAACAGATAGCGACGGGAGTACCTTTACTCAACCTTCCGTTGTTAATGTAGTTTGCACACCTGGTACGCCTACGCCTTCTTTAATAACCATATACAATAGGCCAATTATTACATTCTCATCTACTTCATTCCTAATAGGCGATACGGCTTGGCAAGTATCGCAGGGGCTTTTTGATGGGTGGCAAGACAGCGCAAGTACATCAAAGTTTTGGAGGCTTCAACAGCTTGACTCAAGTGCAGCGAATCCAAGCAAAACATTACTCTACAATAATCCATTTGGAAACACGGATAGGTACACAGATCACCTAGGCACACAGGTATATGCCTCTGGCGTTTGGATTGATAACTTAACAGGTATAATGTATCCAACAAATGTAGGCCAATTTAATAGCGCCAATTGGGCAAACACCTTAGTAGCAGTTGAGGCTTACACAGATGCGCTAGGTAATGCTGACTACCATGTACCGCCCTCTCAGTTGATTATATCGTTATTCGTTTATTCTAATACTGGCAATCCTTACGATGATTGGAATGGAATAATCACCGGAGAAAGCTCAGCTA